CGGTCTGCTGCATCCTTGAATGTTGGGCGCGCCGCAACAGGAACCTTGGCCACTTCAAGCTCAGACCATTTCTTTACCGCAAGCGGGTAATCGGAACCGAGGGGGATTTCCTTGCGAGGCTTCCCGCCTGCATCGTAGTAATAGAAAACCTTCCCACTCCGCTGCGGGCGAGCGCGCATACCCTTTGGGAGGTTGAAATTTACGGTTGGCTTTCTGCCCATGATGAATTACCTGGCTGCGGGTTGCCACTTTGCGGCGGTAGTGATTTCGCGTTTTGATTGTCCGTCGATGGCCGAGCGAGCCACGATAGGGTGCCCCGCGGCATTAACCCGAAATGGTACTGCCATGGACTTTAGCGCCTCAATCTGGAGGGCCTTAAGCTTACGCCCCGTTAGTATTGCGATCTCTTCTTTTGTCAAAAACAGCGGGGCTATGGCGGCTACTTGATCAGCCATCGGATTCTCCAAAAAATTTGAGCCGCATCAGCGGCCTATTATTGATCTTGCGGCAGCGCCGCCAATCGACTCATGCGCACTTGCGCGCCTGCGCCATCGATGCCATGGTCATCGCCTCTGCGTCGATCATCGCCGTGAGCGCCATCCCCTTGGGCATTACCGCTAAGAGTTGCCGACACAGATCAACCGACTGACGGATGGCTTCAAGCTCGGCGGCGAGCGCGGTGAAAGTCCCGCGTTCGCGCCAGCGCTCCCCGATTACCGCCAGCGCTTCGGCTGCCGCCTCGGTGCGCTGTTTGACCATCAGCGCAAGATCGCCGGTTTCGGCGCTGCCGCGGTGAATTGCCAATTGCCGGCCGAGTTGCCACGTCATACAGTTCGACTCGTTTAGCACGATAAATCGCGTCGAGTCGAGCATCCCGGCGCGCAGATTGTCTAGCGCCATATATGCCGGTAGCAGGATGTCGGTCTGTTCGTTGGTGGCGACATCGGCAGTGCTCGCCTTGAAGATCGTTTGATGGATGATGCTGACCCCGGCACTGCCTGTGGCGTAGTGCTTGCGCTTGCATTGCTTGCGGCTCATGGCTTGTGGATGCTCATGAAAAAAGAATAATCATCACCTTCCGGGACGGGAACCTCATAACCAGGAAAGCAATCAGTCAACAAATGGCCGCATGGTGCAATATCTCCTATCTTGCAACCGCACTCATCGCCACACAGCCCATCAAAGCCGTTCGACGTCAAATGCTGCTCAACGATTTGGATGATGTTCATGGCTTGAGCTCCGGCGCAGCATTCAGGCGCTCAATCACCGGAAGAATGACGTTCTGAATCTGTGCGCGAAGCTGGCCAGCCGCGTGGTATTTGATTGCCACGTCGCGCAATTGATTGACCAGTTCAGCGGTCTGATGATCTTTCCAGACAGGCGCGTCCACTGCTTCCGGCATAGCCAGTGCGGCGCGGGCGCGACTAGAGGCGCAATCTACGCAAGCACATCGTTCAATCCTCATTTTTTGGCACGACGGAGAAAATTCAACCGCACACATTAAATCGCGCGCCGCCGCCTCTATCGCCTGACTGCGTGTTTTTGGGGGTGTTGGCGCGCCAGAGTCCATGCCGTCCCAACCTTCGTGCAAGATGTGACTTCTCGGCTTGATCATAACTCCCGCTCCTTTTCGATTTGTTCAACGATACGCCCGCAGTCTGACTCATGCGCCCATGCCGCCTCCGCTACCTGCTTGATATAAGTGCTCATGACGGCTCCCGGTTTTTTGTGATGACTTCATCTGCTCTATCCATGGAGTTGCGCACGGCCCCAATCCATGTCCGAGCCAAGCTCAGTTCAAGCGCGTCCTGCTGCAGCTTGGCAAGCTCGCCTGTTGTGACAGTGACCAGCCCAGATCCGTCAATGTCGTCATGTAGGATATGGACGCACAGATTGATGCACTCGTCACACAGGTTGATGCCGGGCGTGACCATGATCATTTTGTAAACATCGGCGTGAGGCTTGCCGCATGCGGTGCAGATCAGGATCATGTTGACTGATCCTTGTGTTTGGCGATGGCATCTTCCGCGAATTTGTGAATTACCGACGCATGGAATGGGTGGTATTTCCACTCCTGGCCGGTCCAAATGCGCATCATCTCGGATCGATGTTTAATGTCAGATAGCGCCGCCAGCAGGCCATCGCGCTGCCCCTCAAGATTCTCGATGGCGCCAATGATTGGGTCGCACCCGCCGTCATTCGGATCTAGCCCAAGATGTTCGTTGATGAGACCAAGATCAGAGCAAGCGGCTTCGAACATGCGCTTGTAGCTCTCGCCTTCGCGCGCACGCCGGATCAGTTCCAGCACGGAGGCTGGGTTGAATGCGGCGATGAAAGCGGCGTTACGCCTTACAATGGTTGTGGCAGTAACCTCTACAGTTCCCGCGCCACTGTGATCATGCCCGATCTCATAGCATGCATAAGCACATTCAATTTTTCGCCACGGCCCCGGCGTTGCCGCCTTCGCCAGCCGCTCCAGCTCGTCTAGGTTTGTCATTGCGATTTTCTCCATGCGAACGGCACTGGGTCTGGCATAACCCACAAATGCCGCATGTTTGCCACGTTCACCACGTCGCTTTGGCGCGGGAAAACCTCAACCGCGTCGAAATCCGCATAGCCAACGTCGGCTTTGATTTCCTGCAGCTCTTCCCACGCGATACCGTCTTGCCAGCGGTTGCCATCAAGTTTTGTGCGGCATACGGACAGCCGGACGGTGCCGGCCGCCTCATTGAACGCCTGCACCAGATAATTTCGACTGCGCCACACCTCGAACGGGGCGTTAATCCCTTTGTACTGGGGCCATTGATCGCGCGGAACTGGCGTAAGATCGGCAGGGAAGGCGGCAACATACGCGTGCTGTGTTTTTTGCGCTCGTCGGCGCTCATCTCGGTTCATCATCACTCCCATGAAAAGCCGCCTGGGCGGCGTCAAAGTTTGTCAACCGCATCGATGCGCGCGCCGATCCAGCGCATGCTCGGCACAGCCATCGAGTTGCCCGGGCCTGAGCGAGATAGACCCGGGCTTGGTGGGTGAGGGTGGTTGTCATGCGGCCTCCAGTTCTCGCATTTCTTTCCATGTCCATGTCGCCAGATCCATGCAATTAGCTCGCATGAGTGCGATAGCTGGAGGTGGGCTGACGGAATTTCCTACCATCCTGACCTGCGCTGATTTTGAGAACACCCGCCCATCGTGTCCGCGATCAATGATGTAGTCAGGGGCAAAGCCTTGGCACCCGTACAGTTCTGGCGGGGCCAGCATGCGCAGGCCGATATCAACAATTACCCACGGCTCGCCCTTGAGCCAGACAGTAACCAGCGCCAGGCGGTCCCGGGTCGTTGCTGTAGGCATCGGGTCAGTCATACCGCTGACGTTGTCGGTGCCGTAGTAGCTGATCAGGAATGCCGCACAGCGGAGGGCACCGGCTTCATGTTCACGGCTCAGCTGATATTCAACCAATGCAGTCTTGCCGCCACCGCCTGCCATGATTGCGCCGACTGGATCATCTACCGGCTGGCCGACCGAGTTTCCGAACTGGCGCTGCAGGTGCGCAGCGATCAAGCCGTGATGCTCGCCGCCGGCACTGATCGTCATGAGCGGATCTGCTACATCACGGGCATCGCAGTTGCCGCGTAGATGGGCCAGCGTGGCCGCGATCAACTGCTGCTGGCTGCCGGTGTTGGTGATGGTGCTGGACGGTTCGCGCAGGTCGTGGCCTGGCGTGGTGTTGAACCCGCCATTGGCTTGCATCAGGTAGGCCGTGGCGACATTCCGATGGTTTTCTTTCAAGATCGTGCCGAGTGGCGCGCCAACGCTGGCAGGCTTGCCGCTATAACTCGGTCCGCCAGCACCAACAAGGATTGCAGATGCCAGCGCTTGGCCGCCGCTTCCCGATGCGGTTACGGTGCCGAGTGGGTCCGTTGCTGATTTAGCGCCGCTGCCCCAGCGCTTTACGCCGCCAGGCTTACCGTCGCCATGGCCAGCTTGAACCATCGTTGGCGCGGCCACCGCAAAACTGCCACCCTTCGGCCATGCCGTGATTGTGCGCAGCGGCTCTGCTGCTGACTGAACGGTTTCTCCTGACCAGTTAGCAATTGGCACGATGAACGGCTCGGCGGAGTCGAGAACGAACTTTTTCATCCCCTTGGCGATCCGGCGCATGGTGGCGTCTGCCAGCGATTTCTTGCGAGAGAAAATAGACGGGCACGGAATAGACCAGTCAATGTGGTCAGCCGCCGGTATCCACGCCTTCTGTCCGCGCTTCGGGTTTTTGAAGTACGTCGGCTCCGGCCAGACAATCGGCGTGCCGTCACGTCGAGCGAACAGGAATAACCGTTCTCGCGTCGTTGCCGCGCCATAGTCCGCCGCGCAGAGAATGCGCCATTCGACCTGATACCCCATTTGTTCGAACGTGCGAATGAACCGCCGCCAGGTGCGGCCAACATGCTTTGGATCAGGGACCAGGTATTGCTCTTGCACTGGTACGCGCTCGCCGGGAGCGGCGACTGTCTTGTCCAGCTTGATGACTCTGCCGGTGGCCTTGTCGCGCTTGGCGATCAGTGGCCCCCATTGCTGCATTTGCTTGACGTTTTCCATGCTGATACTGCGCGGCAAGACTTGACCTGCCCATCGAGGAAGAACCCACCCCAACCCCCGTATTTTCTTGCTGCGCGGCTGACCGCCAGCGGCTTGGCTGTGGTGTGTGCAATCCGGACTGCCGTGCAGATGGCCGACAGAGCGGCCTTTGGTCGCTTCTCTCGGGTCGACTTCGAATACGTCTGCGCAGTAGTGCTCAGTTTGCGGGTGATTTGCCATGTGCATACTGATGGCGTCTGCGTCGTGGTTGATGGCAATATCAACGTGACGCCCGAGTGCTCGCTCGATTGCCCCGGACATGCCCCCGCCGCCAGCAAACAAATCAACAATGATTTCGTTGTCGACGCAGAGCGAGAATTGATCTCTTATCATCGGATCTCCAGGCATTAAAATGCCCGCATGTAGCGGGCTATGGTTTTCGGTAGGTCTTTCTGATGTCCATGCTTATCGACTGACCGCGCCGTCGCAGTGCGTTCGCCAGTCGGCAGCGGTCGTGATGGCTGCTGGTGGCTTGGCCAAGCAATCCGAAATAACTATTGGCTGTTTCGAATAGATCGCCCTCATCGATGTCGACCACTCGTCGTATCGCCTGGCGGTACGTCCGGCGCCGTGTGGTACGTGACCAAGGCTTGATGACCTGGCCGACCATATCGATGCCGCGCGCCACCGGCTGAATGAAAGTTTTCCTCGGGTTGAGCTGCAGCCCGAGCTCGGCCAGTTTCGTTTCGATCTGCGCCCGCGCCGCCGTGAGCCAGCTCGCGTCCTCATGCAGCAGCACGAAATCATCCACATATCGGCAATAATACCGAGCGCCGACGCGGTGCTTGATGTGCTGGTCGAGCGAGTCCAGTAGCACGTTGGCGAAGAACTGGCTGCTGAGGTTGCCGATTGGCAGACCGTGATGCTCATCAGCGTTGACCAGCCGCTTGTGTGCCGGTACGCGATCAATCAGCGCCGGATCGCCGCGCATCTCGAAATCAGTACGCGGGTCGTGAAACAGAATCAGGTCGGCCAGGGCCATCCACCACGGTTCGTGGATACGTTTCGCCAATTGCGCGCGCACCTGGTGCTTGTCGATCGATACAAAGAAATTCGACAAATCCATCTTGATATACCAGGCTGGACGGCTCCAGTTCTGCGTTATTGACCTGACGTGATGCTCAAGCCTTTCTGCTGCATATAGCGTCCCGCGCCCGGGGATACAGGCGCAGGAATCCGCAATGAATCCGCGGTGAAAGCGATCGGAAACACGGTTGTAAAGTAGGTGGTGCACGATTCGATCCCGGAATTCTGCCGCCCAAACCTCTCTGGGCTTTGGCCGGGTAATGACGAAACAGATCGAGCGGCCCGGATGATAGCGGCCCTCGATCAGTTCGTCGTAAAGCTCCAGCAGGTTCTGTTCGAGATCGATCTCGAAGGCCAGTGCGGATTTGCTGTTGCGCTTCGCGCGACGGCAATCGAAATAATCCTCGACCAGATCCGAAAAAGCTGGCATTGATGAATCTGCGGACGGCCAGCGCGCGCACCTCGTTGTCCTTGTTGATGTTGTTAGTGTTGCCATCATCGAAGTTCTGTTCGTATGCGTTGTTAGGGCTGTACTGCGTCAATTCGTGCTTGCTACGTCGCCCTGTCGATGCCGAAGCGAACGGCGGGGAAACTGCGCCAGGCCAGCCCGGCTTTACCGGCGGTACCCCTAGAGCGCATATCGGTGACCTTGTGGGTCAGCGGCACGACCAGATTCAAATCGCACTGGCATGACGGCCTTGACGGTCATGCAGCTGGCGATGCGGACTCATACTTCCTTTTCCAGCCGTTGGCCTGCCGCCCAATACCGCCGAGAAGCGCGACGCCCTGGGCGTACTGCCGCTCGCTGATAATTTTTAGATCACAGCAAAGCCTGAACATGAAGTTCAGCGATTCAACGCGCTCAACCAGATCGCTCAGATAGGGCACTTTGTTGCGCGCGACATTGGCGCGAAAGACCAGGGTCATTAACTCTGAGCATTCGTCATCAAGCTTGTCGCCCCGGCGTTTGTGCTTGCGAGGGATATTACTGACGAGATTAGCAACGAGCATCGTCAGCGCGTAAACGTCCTTGTAAATCGGTAGGCTGGAATGGAGTGCCATGAGAAAAACCCGCGCGGGCAAGCCCGCGCTTAAATGGTTGAATGACTAAATAAACAATCTGCGGACGGCCAGCGCGCGCACCTCGCAGTCCTTGTTGATGCTGTAAGTGCTGCCATCATCGAAGTACTGTACGTATGCGTAGCTAGGGCCGTACTGCGTACTGGTGTGGTGCCAGCCCTTCGGGAGTCGAGCGGCCAGGTTGATTTCGACCAGCGCCAGCTCCCGCCGTGCCGGGAGGTAGAAGTCGCTATACCCGTCGATATTGAGGCCGTAGGCCCATTCTGCTGCCGGATGATCGTATTCCGACTCAACCAGCGCTTTCGTGTTGGCCATACCGTCCCAGTGACTTTTTGCTCCGGGTTCGTCTTTGCCGTAACCGCCCCACACAATTTCTGCGATCTGGCCATCGGGATGCTCTGCCGCGATCACGTAATACGGCCTGGAGCCGTCGCCGGGAACGATCAGCCCGGCATTTCTGCCACCTTGGCCCGGCCAAAGTTCTCCAGGAAACGGAGTGCGGCTCAGTGGCATCGCAAACTCGGCCGCTTGACCGATGTGTGCCTCGATTATCTCCGCGGAACGAGCCGGGAAGTTGATGACCAAGTCGCCTTTGATAAGCAATTGCTTGATGGACAGCTCAATTTTCGATCCCATCATTTACCCTTAAAAAAGCGAAACCCGGCTGGCGCCGGGTTAAATTGAAAAATGGCTTAATGGACGATGTGAATCGTGCGGACGGCCAGCGCGCGCACCTCGCCGTCCTTGATGATGCCGCAAGTGCTGCCATCACCGACGCTCTGACCGTATGCGTCGTTAGGGCTGTACTGCGTACTGGACATGTAGCAGCCGGGCTCAATGGCATGTTCGCCACCCTCTTGGAACGCGGCGATAGTGGTCTGCGCGGGGCTGTCCGGCGTGTAGGGGTATTCGCCCGTCGTCGGGTTGTCGCCGTCGCGGTAGGTGCAATAGTTCTCGTCGGCGGTCGGCTTGAAGTCGCGGTAGATCATTTCGAGCTGATCGCGTGACGGGACGTGCCAGTCGTCGAACCCGCCGAGGCGCAGTGCGCGGGCTTCCTTGGCTGCGTCGCTGCCGGCTTCGGCCATTGCATCGGTGTTCGTAGCGCCGTTAATGCAGCTGCGTGCCCCGACGACGTCCTGTCCATACTCGCCCCACGTGCCGCGCAGTCGGCCATCCTTACCGGCAACGATGACGGCGTACTCTTCGCCATCCACTTTGTAGCGGCGGCCAAGAAAGCCGCCCTGGAATGCTTCACCGATGGATTTCGGCAGCTCGCTAACTGCTACGTCTTGAATCTTGATCATGATTGATACCTATGGGCGTAAAAAAGCCCGCTCAAGTGAACTGCACCCCAAAGGTTGGATCGGTGTCCAAATTTTGGGGTGCAGTTCAATCAGCGGGCGCTTTTGAATCTGTACCCCGGCGCACATTGTCCGGACGGACGCAGCGCGCGGCATGAAACCGCTGATGGAGCGGGCGGGGCGGTGTTGGTTAGGCTGCGGACGGGGTCCAGGCGATTGCCCTGGCCTTCCAGTCATCGCGATCATTGGCGAGGCGTGTATTGCGCTCATCAAGCTCTTGCCGCTGGGCTTTTTCTTGATCAAGCTCAGCCGCCAGTTTTCCGATCTGCGCTGTGCGCTGGTGCAACTGCTCGTTCAGGGTTGCGTTCTCTGCCAACAAGCGTGCAATCAGATCCGGTTCGTGCGGGTTGTTGCTCATGTCGTCTCCACTTCTGTATGGCACTAAATACCCACTTTCTGCGCTGCAAGCTCAACCAGTTGCCTCCAGACCACCCAGGGCCTCGATCAGGGCTTCAACCAGCTCTCCAAGCTCCTCGCTCATCAGGGTGAAGGTGGCCTCGAACAGGCTGGCGCTGTCGTCACCAGCTTGACTTGCCTCGTCCTGCAAGACGTCGAGAAACTGGATGCGCTTGAGCTGCAGCGTGTCAGTCAGCACAAAGCGCACGCGCTCTTTCCAGATCAGACCTAGGCGTGTCACCTGCTTGCCGGTGGCGATATGTTGGCGGATCTCGTCGGCGGTCAGGTCGGCGCGCTTGGCGTTGATCACCATGCCGTTTTCGCCGGGGTCGCGCAGCTCAACATCTGAATCAAGTTCGAAGCCTTCCGGCGCTTCGCCCGCGGCCAGCCAGTCGGTCATCGCGGTGTGCGGCGCCAGTTTTGTGCGCGGCAGGGCCGCCGGGAAGGGCGGAAGCGCCTCGCGCAACTTGCTGACCAGTGCTTCGGCCTTGCTTGACGTCGCCGTGTCGACCATCAGCCAACCGCGGCGGTTGTCGATGTAGCCAACTTTGCGACTGTCCCGGGTGAATGCCTTGGGCAGCAAAGCGTCGGCGATCTGTTCTTTAAGGGCCTGTCTTGCCTTGCGCCCGAGCTTGCACCCTTCGCGCCGCTCGATCTCAGCGGCCACCTCATCGCGCTTCTTGTTGATCACTGCGGGCGGCAACACTTTGTCCTCGCGCTTGAGCGATACCAATAGGCAATCGCGCGCGGCGAACACCGGGCCGTCGACGTGACTGGCCGGCGTCTGCCAGCCTTCACTGAACCAGCCGAGGCCCATGCATGGTGTGAACGGCTGCTTTTCAAGCCGCTCGGCCAGTTCGTTGCGCCCGATCGTGTCGGGCAGCTTGTAAAACGATAGTTGCTTAAACCACATCACGCGGCCTCGCGATGGTAAGGATTAACGGTTTCGCCCAGGTAGATGGCGCCGAGAAGCTTGCGCACCGGCTTCGGCATGGCGCGGCCACTTTCATAGCGCGAGCCACCTGATTGCGTGACACCGAGCTGATCCCAAAAGTCGGATTGGGACAGCCCGAGTTGGCGGCGCAGAGTGCGTGGGTCGATGGTTTGGGTTTTGGTTTTCATGGTCTGATCCTTGGTTACGCGGCCTGGGCAGCGAGTGCCTTGGCGCGCTTGTAGACGTTTTGCATGTGGATTTCGCTGCCATCCTCGTAGGCGTTCACAAACTCGGCCAGGATTATCTCGGCGGTGTCCTGCAACGGCTGGCGAGGCGCCTGCGCCACCGAGGTGAGTCGTGGTGGTGCGCTTGATTGGCTTGGGCTCGGCGCGGGCGCCAATTCGATGATGGTCGGTTCGGGCTTCGGCAAGGCCGCAATCCTCGCAGCTTCTTGCTGCGCCGCCAGTGCATCCTGCTGGTGCTTTAGTTCTGCCCGCTGAGCGGTAAGGGCGTCAGCCTGGGCCTGTGCTGCGCGCTCTTGCTCGGCACGCTCAGCATCCAGCTTCTTGCGCTCAGCGGCGAGCGCGGCGGCATCCTCCTGTTGTTGCTTGCGCTGGCGCTCAAATTCCTCGCGCTCCGCTTTGGCCCGTGCCTGCTCGGCTTCGGTCTCCTTGGCGCCGTCCAGCGCCAGATCCAATTTTTCGAGCGCAGATTGCTTGGCAGAAATGGCCGCGGTGGAAAACTCCTGAAAGCTGGCGTCGATCTCGACTGCCGTGACGGTGTCGATCGCGCCTTGAATGTGCTCGGACGACTTGCCAGCGCAGTCCAGCGCCACGAGACCAAAGGCGTCGATCCGGAAGCGGATGGCGTCGACTCGCTCAGCCTCAACGCGCGCTTTTTCGGCTTTGATGGCCTCTTTGCGCGCATCTTCGTCTTTGATTAGGGTGTCAAACTGGGTTTCGTACGGGGTGACTTCAGCTTCCAGCGCCTTGTAATGCGATTCCAGCATCTTGCCGATTTCAAGGATTGGAGCCTTGCGCAGTTTGCGAGTGGCATCCCCACTGGTACGAATGCCACGGAATGTCGCTCGACAGGTCGTGGCCCGCTTGTAACCCGCCGTCGTCTGCATGTCGATCGTAACCGGGATGGCTGCGATAGCTGCGGCCAGATCGGTGTGGTGCTGGGCGTAGACGGCGGTGACGTAGGTCAGCGGGTCGATGGTGAGCAATTCGCGCTTGGCGATCTCGGACGGCTCGACGATGGCGAGGTCGGTTTGTTCGGGTTGTTCCATGGTGATCTCCATGAAAAACCCTGCCGGAGCAGGGTTGGTTATTTGGTGAGCGCGGCGCGGAGCCGTGGGTCAATGTCGGGTTGGTTGAGCAGCCAGCGCCTGTAATCGGACGGCACTTGCGCAAGCGGCACCCCTTGATGCTTACCGAATGGCATCACAGTCGGAATCAGCGCGCGTTCGGACAGTTCGTGCAGCTCCTGCCAGCTCGTCGCCTTGAGGTCGTTCATCAGCGCCAGCAGGATTTCGCGGCAGATCCAGATATCAGCCAGGGCGCTGTGCGCATTGCGCAGCTGTTCGCGCGCCGCCTTTCCCTTGAGGTGATACAGCAGGGCGCTTTGCGTGTGACTGTCGAGTGCCGGCCATACCATGCGCGCCAGAGCGAGTGTGTCGATCAACTTGACTGGCGGTTTGCCAATGACGATCCAGTCGAAACCATCGACGTTGTGGCCGATCAGATAGTCGGTCGCCGGCAGCGCGAAATTCGTGTGCGCCGGGCAATCAACTAGGTCATCAGGGTGGATGTGATGTGTGGCCAGCGCGCCCAGGTTGATCGGCTTGGTTGGCTTATAGCGCTGCTCGAACTGATCGATAACGCCACAGACCGGCGGCGCGTCCAATTCCAACCACGCGGACTCGATCACATCTGGTAGGGCACCGGTTTTCTTGTCGATGTGGCCGGTGGTTTCAACGTCAAAGATACGTGCGATTTGTGCCATGATGAGTCCCGGTTAAATGCAGTGAATGATTGTGCGGTTTTCAAGCCCAATTCGTGCGAACGGAATGTCATCGTCAATGTCATTCATCACCTGCGGCGCGGGCGCCTTGCGCCGGGGCGAAGACGGCGGTGCGCTACTGGCTGGCGCACGGTCGTCCTGGCTATCGCTCCCACCCTTGCCGCCGAGCATTTGCATGCGGTCGCCGCGGATTTCGGTGCTGAAACGGTCTTGGCCGGTTTCTTTATCCTGCCATTTGCGCGTCTTGATCGAACCCTCGATGTAGACTTGCGAACCCTTTTTCAGGTACTGCGAGGCCACTTCGGCGGTTTTACCGAAGAGCACCACGCGGTGCCATTCGGTGCTTTCCTGACGTTGGCCCGAGGCCTTGTCCATCCAGGAATCGGTGGTAGCGATCGACAGGGTGGCAATGGCCTCTCCGCTAGGCATGTAGCGCATTTCAGGGTCTTTGCCGAGATTGCCAACCAGAATCACTTTATTGACGGATGCCATCTAAGCTACCTTCTTCCTTTTGATGCTGATTTGTTCGGATGCCCATGCATACCAGTCAGGGGCATCTGCCATGCCGTCGAGGGTCGGGAGGTTCCAGCCGACGCTAGTGGCCAACGTAAGGAATTTGGCTTTGTCTGCACCCACCGCGTCCAGATCTGCCTCAAGAGCGACTTGCGCCGACGATTTGCGCGTTCGTACTTCGTGTGATTCGCTGTCCGCATCCACTGCCGTTTCCTCAGTCGGAATGCAGAAGGTCTGGAATGCTGCATATTTGTAGGCAGCACTCATCGCCTTGCTGGTGGCCTTGTCGCCGCTGTCCATCGCCTCGCCGTACATGGCGACGGTGTGCTTACTGCCGTCCTCCGCGCTGACCAGGTCAAATTCGGCGTGCACGGTCACATAGAATAGCGCCGTTCCTTTCGCGTTCGTGCGCTCGACCACTGTTCTTTCGATGCAACGAGGGAGGATGCATAGCAAGTGCTTTGCGAGAATCGGTGCCAGCGCGTTGTACACTGAGTCTATGCCCCGGAAACTAAATCCCTGCGCCGCATTCCGCCCGTCTTTACTGATGCCTTGTTGTGCCATTTCTGCCGCCACCGCGGCAATGGCCTGGTAGACCTTCATGATCATGCCCTCATTATGCGAAATCGGCGCCAGACAGAGCCCGGGCCATCTCGCGTTCAAATCGGTCGTTGCGGCGCAGTGTGAGACTGCGATCCGCGTCCGTGATAGTGCGGTTCATGTTCCCGCCAAGCTTAATCGCGCGGAAATGCGCCACCTCGTCAGCGCGTCGCCGGCTCGCTACTGGTGAAACATCAATAAAGGCGCGCATTAATCGAACCTGCTGCTGTAGACGCCGGATCCAACCGCGCGCTGAGCAACTTTGTTTTCCGCTAGGCGCCGACTGTCTTCGCCCATGGCGACGCCCACCGCGCAACCCTTCTTCACTCGATCAAGCCCGGCGTCCCCGTAGTCGGCAATAGTGGAGTTGTACTTGCTGTCGCCAAAATCAACGACGAGCGTATGTACCCCGCTGTCTGCCACCTCTACGGAAACCCGGCACCACCGCGGCAACATCGCTTTCACCTGGCGCTTGAATTGCGCCGCCATCATGCTCGACACATTAGTCGGAGTCTCGCCCGGCAACGAATAAGGCCCGTCGCAATCTGACGGGCCATCGTTTAACGAGTGCTGCTCGGCGCTGTACTCAGCCATTTTTCCCATAATCAACTCCAGTGCATCACGCATGCGGTAAACAGCACGGCCAAAACCACCACGCCGACCGCCGCAAAGTTCCAAAACTTCCGCTGTGCCGAGTCCATTAAAAAAGCCTTCCGCACACAGCCGAAACGGTATAAATCACGGCCAGCGCGAACACTAGGCCGCCAATTCCAAGGATTTCCCCGCGACGTAGCATTGCATCACCCCCATGTGTACTGGCGTCCCGCGACGGGACCAGAACAGGAACTTGATCTGAACGCAGCCGCGGCGGATCAGATCCGCTTTCATTTCTTCGGTCATGTGACCGATGATGTATTCGATGTTTTTCATGCAGATCCCTCCGCAAATGCAGCCCCATACTTGGCGGCGATTTTTTTCGCCTCGGTCACGCTGCTGCACCGCTGCGAATATTCGAAGTCGCCGTTCTGGCGGACGATTACTACGGTTTTGGTCTTGCGGTCGTATTTGGCTTTCATGGTGGACACCAAAAGCAAACCCGGCGATGCCGGGTTAAATTACTGAATAGATGAATAGGCGACTCTGCGGACGGCTCGAGCACGACTGCTGGTGACCTTGAAGACGCCGTGCTGGGTGCCGCCGCGGAAGTACTGCGCCCAGGCGACGCCGCTCGAGCACTGCGCGCAAGACCAGTGCCAGTCGCCGGAGAACAGGCGCTTGAGCTGGGCGAACAGGAATGACTGCTCCTGACGCGTCGGCAGCTCCCCACCGATCGATGCTGCCCAGTCCAGTGCCTGCTGCCATCCGCCTTTAAACTCGCCGGGTAGGAGAATCAAGTGGTGCGACGGCTCGCCAGTCTCGGCATCAAACACCAGGCCCGCATAATCCTCGCCCTCGTGCAGCAGCACGCCGATTACCGTCCGAACCTCGGTGACCGCCGGCTCGGCGAACAAGCTGGCGATTAGTTTTTCAATCCGGTGTAGCGGGGCGGACAACTTCACGTCGCCACATTCCAGGGTTGCTATTTGCATTGTCACGCTCCTAAAAAATAAGCCCGCACGAGGCGGGCAAAGAAAACACAAGGAGAACACGTTTGTTGGTGCTGGTTTCTTTCCCCCCAGCAAAGTCAGACCAGTAGCTTGTCATTGGCGCCCTGCGCATGCCCTGTTGCCGTTCATGGACGCTTGGCCTTTGTGTTGTGGCCCGCATGTCGTCGCGACTCATGCCGTGTTGTCAGTCTTAGTTGGTGCGTTTACCAACACGGCTGGCGGATGGTGCCGCATCAGTGGTTGCCTGGCACAGACTTCCGATGCTCAGTCGCCATGCGTGTTGGCGCCGGTCTTTCCCGGCCGTCAGGCGCTGTGCGGTCGCCACCTCACACTCTATGATTTGGCTCAGTCGCAAAGCCCGCACTCCGGAACTGCCGAAGCGAATCAGCGCATTCGTGGACATTTAATGGGTCCGTCTTGAATGCGGAAGTCATCCAGACCCGGTAAACGCACTCGTCGGAATGTGCTTACCGGGTGGCCGCTTACGGCGACCGGTCGCGCCACAAATCAGCTGTTGTGCTCAGGGCGCCGCTCCCCGGTAAAATCACCAAAACCACCTCGTCGAAGCGCCTTTGGAAAACGGACTCGCTCCCCAGCGAAGCCGCAGTTGAAAATGTCACAGCAAGGCGCGGTTACATGATCGTCTCCCGGTTAAACTCGCGGCCCTCGTAGTGGCGTCCGCGCTGCATCACATTGGAACGGGCTTGGCATACGGGTGCGCTCCACCCACCAAACCGATACTGAGCGCTCCAATGTGCCCACTCTTGCGAATGGGCTATGTCTTCAGTCAACTCGCCGCTGTCGGTCGGCGTTTTCCAGTTTCATTCTTAGCCTGCGTCGCTTCGTCTACTGGTCACGAGTGATTGCTTTCACTCGACTTGCTCCCGCTTTACCGGCGCGGGGCTAATTCTGGGGCCGGGCCTAGGACGCCTTGCGGCGATATCGGCTTGCTATCCCTGTAGGTTTTCAAAGATCGGTGCTCGGCGTTGCTGAGCTGATGTGGTAAATGTAAACCTTGGTTCGCATGGTGTCAACTTAAGTTTGCATTGAATGGAAACCTGGGTGTTCAAATCACAGTAGTGGAAATTAGGGCAGGGGACTGACGGGCCGAGGAAGTGGCCCGTTATTGAGTGTTTCTATTTAGATAAGCCGAGGCGAGCAATAATGAGAGAGAGGATGGCGCCAACGTCGCCCTGTTGCACAATGTTGAATTTTCTATCGTGGCTTAATGTGATGTGTAGTTCTGCCAAAAAAGCGGGAGGGTGCGGCTGCGTTGATTGTGTGCTCGTGTTCATTGTTATTGTCTCTCACAGATTGGCCGTCTGATTGTGCGGCGTGAGAGATAAGGCTACCCCCTGAGAATAGGCGGCGGAATAAGTAGTTGTACTTAGTGTATCAAGTGCTTTTAGAGAATTCGACCGCAACCTTAGCGAGCAACTCAAGTTTGTCGTTAGATAGGGTAGGGAGGGCGGCGCGGATTAGATCTAGAGATTCGGCGCGTACGCTATCTGCATCACCATTAATAAGGTGATCGCTTGACACGCCGAACATTTTTGCAAGTGCTACAACATTTTGCGGTTTTGGCATTGATGTACCACTAAGCCATCCAAAAACGGCCTGAACGGATACCCCACAGGCTCTTGCAATTTCTTTCGCTATAATGCGATCGCGCTGTTTTAAATGGCGCAGCCGTGCCTGAAAAGTATCCATTAGGGGATGGTAGATACCACCTAGGCGAACAGCAAGAAACTCTAGTGTTTGGTATCAAGTTTACTTGATACGCAAGCCATGCGTAATGACTTACAACTGTAAGATAGGACAGTTGACTATTATTTTGTTTTGGCGGCGAGAATGGCGCGCCAGAGCTTTATAACCTCTTCGTCGCCACGCGCTACCAACTTGTCGGCAAGGTCTTCAATTGACTCGGCAGAAATGTAGGCGCCAGCCGGATCAACCAGGTTATCGCGCGGGCCTTTGCCCGTCTCTAGGTACACTGGATTCATCTTGAACGCTCTCGCAAGTTGCAAGAGTTTTGTTGTACCACGATTGGGATCGTTCTCAAGTTCAGAGATGAGGGTTTTGCTGACATTAGCACGCCTGGCCAACTCCTCTAGAGTCCAACCACGACGCATGCGTTCTTCTTTAATGCGGATACCGAGCGAATTCATCCGCACATAATGTGGTACGCCTCGTTCTGAAAGCGGGATTTATTGGCATGAAATCAGGAATTATTGTTCTGGATACAGATTGATTGTCACCGACATTCGATGCAATAAAGCCCGCGATTGCGGGCTAAAGGTATTCTGTGCAGGCTACCGCTTTATGTCTCGGTAGAAATTCTCATGAGACCCAACGGCCTCCAGGTAAACCAATCGAATGGAGTCGTCGCGCGTATAACCCAACAGCCAGAGTTGGCCTTGACTGCGAAATTTGTAGACCCACAGGGAGGCTAGATCCCCTTTTTTTCGTTCGCCAATATCCGGGTCTGTGCAAACAGCCTCTACAGCGCCGTCTACGTCAGCCGCGATGTTGTCCTGCAGCTTTTTATATTGGCGCCCAAACCGCTTGGTCTGTCTCGCTTCGTACTTCATGAGGCTTTACGGCTTCTTGGCTCAAATGGCTGTGCTTGATCCCTTGGCTCAGCCATTGAGGCCATAGACTCAGCAATAAACGATACGGGTAGATCTGGATTGTCTAATGCGACCCGGCCAATCGTGGCCCAGAATTCAATCTGCCCAGCAATTGAGCGGTGTTCAGCCGTCGCCTCAGCCCTGGCTTGCTCATAGAGATTTGCGTCAATCCGCACTGCGACACTCATTGCGTTCTCCTTGTTTGCCTACATATGTAGGCAATATAGAGCAATAAGGCATGGTTGACAATACAAAGCCCGCTGGCGCTGGCTAGTGGTAGGCGCCTAGCGGCGCAATCTAAAACACAAGGATGGCGATGACGCGGATAGTCACGTTAGGTCATCAAACACTTGCTTTAGGATGCTTGAGTGATACGAATTAACTTTACCGAACCGTTCATCAGGAACCTTCATGATTTGCATGTCTTGCTGGCGGGATAGCTGCGATGCCCTGGCGCCATATGTTTTGGCCATTGTCAGGTCAAGGCTAACGCCAAGAGTCGAAGAGAAGGCCATCACAGTGAAATAGTCAGAACGTCCGAATTTGTGCTGAAGCGCAGCTGATGCCGCCTCGAAAGCTTCGTCAGCCTTTTCGCTGAGGGCACGAATTTTTTGATTTGTTTCTACTAGGTGCTGGTCCGTCCGGTGCTGATGTTCGCGTAGCGCCTTGATTTGGTTTTCATGCTCGAGTATCAGGTTGGCCTGCTGCACCAGAAATTCTGCCGTGCTCATCGGCTTCTGGTTGTCGAAATAGCTATCTGACAGTTGCTCTTGAACTTCCCATGCAAAGTCATCCGTGAAGGATTTGACCAGCATTGAATATCCGCGCTCAGTAAGGACAGTCAGGCCGCGAGGAGGTACGTCAATTTCAAAAGAACGAAATTCGTTCTTTTGAGTATAATCAACAAGATAGAAGTGTTTTCCTTCTTCTAGCCTGTCTTTGTATGTTTGGAATGCCCTTTTGGCCGTTCCGTCAGGTCGGTGGTGGATGACGTCCATAATAGCCAGGGTAATAACCCGCTGCCCCCGATACTCGATGACCGGTATCGTCGTATCAACAATCTGCACTTTCTTCTGCGGCACGCCAGCCGGTAGGCTTCCCAATTTTATTCTCCCAAATTAACGACATAAGCCCGCAATTGCGAGCTTCTCAAATTTCCTCAATCGTCCAGCTTGTCTTGATCTTTCAACTTCATCGCCATTTGCACGATTTCTAGCATTCGCTGCGCGTCATAAGCTGAAAGCTTCGTGGCAAGTTCCTCGGGAGACGATGCCTCAATGTTTATGGACGGAAATGTATCGGACTTATCTTCCCGCATAGGCCCTTTGTTTAGCGCAAGCCAATCTGACCTCACCTTTAGCGCCGCAGATGCACGTACCAAATTATCACCATCAATGCCAGCAGTTGGATTGTTCATCCATTTATAAACCGCGGTTCTTGATAGTTTAATTTGCACTGCCAGCCAATTCGGCGTGTGCCTTTTACCTGTTGATTCAGTCAGGTCATCTAGCGCCTTCTGAATACGTTGTCCGAGAGTGTTCATGTCAACCAAGGTTAGCGGATATTTTGTGAACCTAGGATTGCATTTAATGCAAACTGTAGTTATCATCATGAAATGAAAAGAGAAACCGTCATGAAATATTTTGGCGGGGGCCGAGGGACCAAAAGCCGCGTAGCTCGTGTCCTTGGGGTGTCCTCCGCTGCCGTATCCAAGTGGTCTGAAGAGATCCCGGATGGAAGTGCATACAATTTATGCCGCGATTTTCCTGAGCTTTATAAGCTCGATCAGACTGACCATGACAGTAGGAAGAAGGTTTGAAGGTTGGGAGCCGCAGGGCGGGGAAGCTAAGCGGCTCCCGAGAGGCATGAGCAAGGGCGTAGCTCACAACCGAAGAGTATGTGAGCAGAAAACTTAAGTCCACATACATGTGCATCAGGTGTGTAGGTCTTACGCAATAGGGGTTTCAGATGGCAGATATAAGGGATCAAAGGGTTCAGGTGCTTCTCAACGCCGAGGAATACATCGCCCTCCAATCGCTCACTGGTAACGGTGACGATATTAGTCACTCCGCGTTCTTCCGTAATTACCTGAAAGAGAAGGTGCGTGAAGAGTTGCGTAAGCAGCAAGAGCAGCGGGCGGCCGCATGACTAAGCCGTGCGTTTCTGAAACTAGATTAGTACCGGCACCAGATGGCTCGCATCGATTAGTGATTGATCTGAGCCATCTAGCCGATGCGTATTTCCTGCCCGTTTCAGACGCAGAAGGGCGCCCACTTTGCACCATCCAATTTGAGCGGGTCGCTTCACAGAATGCCCACTGCTTAATGGTGGCTAAGCGCGTGACTCTACCCGGTGCCGAGCAGGTTGCACCGGTTGATATAGACAGGGAGGTGGCGGCGTGACTGGTCAACAAAAAGCCCCGCAAGAGCAGGGCGGATTTAAGCCTTACACGGTGAAAATTTCAATTGACCGCGACGCCCTGATTTCGGGTATTCGGGCCGCTCTCATTGCGGCTGTAAAGGTTGAAAGCGCTGCCCGTCCCGAAGATTTGGAAGATCGGTATGCAGTTAGTCAGGTTGGGATCTTGGAAAGAGTGTCGAGAGAATCTCCTGTACTCGATCCAGGCTCAGCAGGTGAACCTCTTTAAGGGTCGGCTCTTTCCCAGGCTTTACGTCAACGGAAAACGTAATTTTTTCACCGCCGGAAAGTTCAATAACCCGGTTAACTCGAATGGCGGTCCCACTAAGGTTGATGTCGTACTCAAGGGTGCGAACAGATAGTTCATTGACTTTCATGACGTTCCAATCGGCGCTGTTTGTGGTTAGAGACAACAGCATAAACCTGATTGGGGCGTCACCCAACAACGGCAGAGTCTGCGGCCAAGAACGACAGACAGCAAAAAGCCCCGGTCATAGACCTTGCCGGGTCTCGCGGGGCTTAAAACCTACTGAGGGTGATTATGCAAAACACACCACTGATAGTCAATAACAACCTAACAATGAGCAGTCGCGAAATCGCTGAATTGTGCGAAGCGAGGCACAACGATGTGGTTGCAACCATTAATAGGTTGTTTGAAAAAGGACTTTTACGATCAAGTCGTAAAACTCGCCAAGAGGCCACTGGCGGCCGTCCCGTTGATGTTTATGACCTAACTGAACGTGATTCATACTTGGTTGTTGCTGGATACAGCGACGAAGTCCGCGCACGGATTATTGACCGCTGGCAAGAACTAGAACAGCAAGCGCAATTCAGTATTCCTAAAACTTTTGCTCAAGCGTTGATGTTGGCGGCCAATCAAGCCGAACAGATCGAACAACAACACGCCGTAATTGAACAGCAACGGCCTGCCGTTGAGTTTGTTGACCACTATGTATCAAGTACCGGCAATCGCGGGTTCCGTGAAGTCTGCAAGCTCCTAAACGCCAACGAATCCGAGTTTCGTGAATTTCTCATTGAGAACGGGATTATGTATCGCCTTGGCGGGGCATTAACCCCAATGGCCCAACACATGAATACCGGTCGATTTGTAGTAAAGGCCGGCGCATCAGATGGCGGTCATGCATTCAATCAAGCCAAGTTCACCCCAAAGGGTATTCAGTGGGTGGCAGGCATGTGGATTGCAAGAAAGGTCGCAGCATGAGTTTCGAGGCACTCGCATGGGCATGGAAGCAAAAGACCGGAAGCTCAGGGCGCAAGGCAACTCTATCCGCTCTTGCTCAATTTGCTGATGAACACGGCCACTGTTTTCCATCGCAAGCCCACATAGCAGAATACACAGAACAGTCAGAACGTACCGTGCGTGAGCACCTGGCCTTCCTAGAGAAAAATGGGTTTATTAGCAGAGTAGGGCGCGCCCGCCAAGATGGTACAAAAACCACTGATTTTGTTTCGTTAAACCTCTCTAAGCCACCGGCAGGATTCGCCACTGGATACAAAGCAAAAAACCAGCGGAAAATTTCGCCACCGGCAGAATTCGCCACCGGCGAAAAACCGCAGAACCCACCGGCGAAAATTGCCGCACAAGAACCTGTCACTAACCCCTCTGATCCTGTAATTAAAAAACATAACGCACCGGGAAAGCCGGTACGCACTGATTTTCTGGCTGTCTTGCTTGCTGACGGGGTTGCTGAACAAGTTGCAAAAGACTTTTTGTCTATCCGCAAAGCAAAGCGCGCACCACTGACGCAGACCGCCTTGGACGCAATCGCCAGAGAGGCCAGTAAGGCAAACCTAACACTGGCAGATGCAATCCAGATTTGCACTGAACGCAGTTGGCAGGGGTTCAATGCATCATGGCTAATGGCCAAGTCAGTTGGCAGCGAAAGCACCCAGCAACGCGACTATGGCCAAAGTGGGAGGCTGCAATGAACGACCATCTCCAATCGGTTGGCGCTATTGCCGCCGCCATCATTCCGGCTCAGCCAGAAGAACGCCAAGATACATGCGAGCGCCATGGCGAATTCACTTCACGCAATCCGCTTGGGCGAGTCTGGACCAAGTGCCCTACATGCGCTGCAGAGGCCCGCAAGCAGTCAGAAGCCGAACAGATAGCAAAGGATGCTGCAGAAGCGGCTGAGCGTCATAAGTCTGCATGGCTGCATGCCTTGGGCAGTTCAGGCATTCCGTTGCGCTTCCAGTCCTGCAGCCTCAAAAATTACCGCGTCGAGTGTGATGGGCAGCGCGATGTGTTGGAATTTGCAGTTGCCTATGCTGACGAGTTTAAAGGCGAGCACTCCGGGCGCGGCGCGATCTTCCTCGGCAACTACGGCACCGGCAAGACGCACCTTTCGTGCGGCATCGCTCTGCGGATCATGCATCGCTACAACCGGACGGCCATCTTCACGACCGTGGATACCATGGCTCGCACTATCCGCGAATCGAAATCTTTTAGCGGGAAAATCAACGAGTCACAGGCAATCGCCTTATATACCTTCCCTGATCTGTTGATTTTGGATGAGGTAGGGATTCAGTCTGGAACCGATACAGAACATCGGTCACTTTTCGCTGTGGTAAATGGCCGGTATGAAAACCGCAAGCCAACCATCCTTCTATCAAATCTCACGCTAGACGAAATCAAGATTGCTATTGGTGATCGCCTATACAGCCGCCTGAAAGAAGACGGTTGCGAGGTCAAGGTATTCGACTGGCAGGACGCGCGCGGGGTGGCCGCATGAGCAAAAAACAACCAATCCGCATGGCGGTACGCGAACTATCTGACCCGAAGACAGGTGAAATGGTTGGGGCAATGGTCCCAGCTACAAAGCAGGATCGCGATGAACTACGTCGTCGCCAGATCAGAGTTGGTCAGTGGCTCAAATGCGATATTAGTCAGCCGCGCAACGGTGGCTTTTGGGGCCTTGCGCACAAATTTGGCGAGGTAGTCGCGATGAATGTTCCGTCATTCTCTGGAATGGACCCGCACGCCGTTCTTAAGCGTCTGCAGATCGAATCGGGCGTTGAGTGCGATTACACGGCCATCTTGATTGACCCTGTTGCGGAGTGTGTTGCCGCGTTTATCGGTCAGAAGGCAGGCCAGCACATGGAAAGCGTCGTTAATATCGCATTCGATGTTGTGCGCGGCCAAGTGTTCGAACAGCGCGTGGCAAGATCCCTAAGTTTCGACAGTATGGACGAAGTCAGGTTTCAAAACGTCATGCACGCACTGGCTCAGTGGGTTGCCGACCGGTACTGGCCGGATTGTAGCGCCGGAGAGATTGAACGCATGGCTGATGTATATGCCTGGGAGGCTGCGTGAGTACCGAGCAACTATCCCTGTTCGAATCTGCAGGCGTGGTCCGCAAGACCAATGGCGCTGACGTTCTGCAATTCCCTGTGTTTCCTGCGCCGTTCCGGGCAAAGAACAAGCTAGCAGACTTTCTGTGGGAGATAGCCGACTACATCGATGGCATGGAAATCGAAACGGATCCGCACGCCATATGCCTGATTCTAACTGGTGAGACGCGTAACGAGATTCTACCGCGTGGATACAAGTCTACGTACGAGCTGTGCGAGGCCATTCGCACTGCAAATCGATATGCATCGCTCCCTAGCCGCTCGGGCGGAAACATCGTGACGAGGATTCTATGAGTTCAACCACCCGCCCATCGAAATGCGTTCCACGTCCAGGTGATACGCCTGGCACCGGCAAGCGCCAAACCAATCGTATCCAATCCAAGCAGATCCGCGATAGCGCCGCCGGGGAGCCTTGCACCTTTCAAATACCCGGTGTCTGTAACGGCAACTGGTCAACAACCGTTCTTTGCCACTTGCCTGACGAGTCTCATGGCTGGGCGCGCAAGGCCGATGACCTAAGTAGCGGATTCGGATGTTCAGCCTGTCATGACGTGATTGATGGCCGTGTGCCGCATCAATTCGAACCGGGTGAGAACGATTGGTACATGCGTCGGGCCAATATTCGAACCTTGCGCCGCATGCGCGATCTGGGACTATTGGAAATCAAGGGGGCAGCATGAAACGCACCGGACTACATAAAACCGTCACCACTGTGGCCCTGGCCGTGGTGCTGGCCATCACATTTTCACCGTTGATTTTGATGGTGTGGTTTGCGCAATGAACTGGATAAAAGTCACAGACCTCTGCATCAAGTCCGGCGAGTGGCGAATCTACCGCTACCCACTAGCCGTGCCAGAGCGGTTCGAGTTGTGGCGGCTAGAGAAGCTTGTGGGGAATTTCAGAACGAGTGCAGAGGCAAAGGCCGCTGCAGTAATGAGCCGCAAAGCGGCATAGGAGTTGAGATGAATGCACACGTTGCACTCTTTTGCCGGTGGCAATGTTTCGTTGCCAGAGAACAGCGACGACAGCTTGCTCAGCTCTATTGGTACACGCAGGCGATGCTTGAAGTAGATCCGAGTTGGAAGCCGTAAGTTAAGACCGTCATGGGGATGGCGGAACGAAAGGGGTGATTTTGGTACAAGGGCTGAAGTGCACACATTGCGAAAGGAAGTCTCGATGACCGGGCACATGAGCGACTACGTGCTGGCAATGCCATACCCGCCTTCCGTGAACAGCTATTGGCGCCACCCGACAAGCGGACCACTGGCTGGCCGTCACATGATTAGTGAGAAAGGCCGGGCATATCGGGAAGCGGTCAGGGCCATGTTTCTCGGTCGAAAGCCAATCGCTGGGCGCCTAAATGTTGAAATCATCATGAGCCCTCCAGACAAGCGCAAACGGGACGTGGACAACATCATCAAGGCAACGCTCGATAGTTTGACCCACGCGGGGGTGTGGGGCGACGACAGCCAGATTGATCGGCTATCAGTAGTTAGATCATCAGTGCGACCTGGGGGCGGGTTGCAAGTGACAGTTTCGATTATTGGGGCGTAATTCAAAAGGGGCGGGCAAGGGCGATGGAAAAAGATTACATCTGGGAAAACTTGGCGGACGCTTTGATGTTCGCATTCCGATTCAGCAGCCAGCAGTACGCAAAGGTGCAAAAAGTCGATCCGACGCCATTGGGGAATGGCTTGGGACTGATTGGCATCGATGGCGCCGCGCAGGCGGGTTTTATCGCTTACATGGCCTTCGAGCTTGGCAAGGTCAAAGAGGCCGCGCTGGTGGCGAGGTTTGGCAGCCCATATGACGAGGATGCTGGGCGCTGCGAGTGCTGCGGGCGGGCGGAATTGTCAGATGGATTTAGGGGATCGTGCGTGCTGCTGGCGACGAACATCGCAATGCCTGCGGCAGAGACTATCCATGAGCGCATGGCGCGCGAGCTGGTGATGCGCCACTTTCTGCCCTCGACAGCCAAGCGGACATTCGCCAGCATTGCGACACAGTTCTCTGAGGGCGAGGACAAGGTAAAGAAGGCATTTTACAAAGTGGCCAACGCACTCAAGACCCTGGAGTCGCAAGCCCAAGCCAATATGGCGGATGTTTTGTGCGAGTCGGGCGTGGTGAAAAGCAGTGTGGGGAAAACACACAAAAAAGCCGCTTAAATCCATCGGCTATCCATTTAAGCTTGATCGGCACGATCTTCGTGCGTATAATTCATAATTAGATACATTGCATAATTGCGCTTGTATATTAAACCCGGCAAAAAACGGCCCTCTCGGCTGGATCTGGCCGGGTTTTTTGCGTTTGGATCAGGTGTTGCCGTCCGCGCATGCGGCCCGATGTGATCGCCGGGTGATGATTTACCGCTGCGGTAGTTCAGACGGGGAGAACGCCAGCCTTGTAAGCTGGATGTCGTTGGTTCGAGGCCAACCCGCAGCACAAATTTCCAAGCCCCACATCTTCCCAGGTGCTGGGCTTTTGTATTTGAGGTTCACCATGCATAAATCCGT